AGAGACTGATCGGTTAGCACAGTTACTAGGTGCAACAACTCTTGTTAACTTGCGTAAAACAGATAGTAAACCTAAACTTACCAGTAAACAACGTGAACGTATTGTGGAATTACAGTTCGCAGATTACACAAACGGATGGTGCTGACACCTATCTCCATGCCAGCGAGCATACATACCTTTAGAAACAGTTTTGTTGCAATGTTCACATGTTATTTTAATTTGTGAAGGATGTTTACCTTCAGCTAACATACGTTCATTCTGAGTAGATCCTACCCAGGGATTTTTACCTTCTTCTATCATGCGTTTATTAAACTCTGTACCAAAGTTGTGTCTACCTTCTTTGATAAGTTTTTTATTAAGTTTGCCGCCAGCATTAGGACTTTTTCCATCTTGCCAATGATGCCGACCTTCTGCCGCTGCTACTGTACTTGGATTATTTGTTAAGTTCCGCTCGCGAAGTCTTTTGCTTGCTGCTTTTCTGTTTTCAGCCTTTTTCATAGGAGCGTTTTCACTTTGGAAAATATGTTTTCCTTCTAGTACTAATTCTTTTTGTCTTTGGCTTATTTCTCTTGTGCGTTCTGGACTTTTTTTCAGCCAATGATTTTCCCCTTGCAATTTTGCTCTTACTTCAGGTTGCTTCATGGGATTAAAGTTGCCAGTAGCAAATCCTGTACTTGCATTACTCATGTTCATACATAGATCGTTGTTTATGTGTTCAGCAATGTATTTTTCTTCCATCTCGATAAGTTCATCAATAGTAGTTGCTTCTGCTAATATTTCCCTTGATAAAGTTGATTTATCTTTTATCTGAGATACCCATATGCCAGATCCAATATACCCGTCATCTATATTGTCTGTGCTATGTCTACCAATATAGTATTTTCCGTTTGTGTGAGTTGTTTTATATATAATGTGTTTCATATGTTTATTTATCATAATCACACGCATTACCATAAGTTTTTAGTCAACAAAAAGGGGAAGCATTTCTGCTTCCCCAATCTGTTTTGAGCAACTGCCCGTCTAAACTAGCTTATGCAAAGCTAATATTTGACATGGCGATCTCGCCCACGTAGTCACCAGCATTACCTAGGCTCGATGCAGTATTTGATAGCTCTACGTACCCGTAACGAGTCATAAAGCTAACAACTGGCTCAAATGTACTTGGATCAAGTACTGTACCTGAGCTCATTAGTGGTACATATGGGCAGTAGAATGCTGCTGCATCTGTCTCACTTGAACCCTTGTAACCAACTAGAACGGCAGTTGAATCTGCTGCATAGCTGTCTACATAGATACGCATTGCGCCATTTAGTGTACCAACGAACTTGGTGTTTGTTGGTGCCTCAAATGTGCCTTCAGTTGTACGAGCAAAAGCACTTGTGCTTGCACTCTGTAGAACTGTTAGTGCTTCTGGGCTAACAACTGCCCAGTTACCTGCACCACGACGTGTGCGCTGAGCAATCTTGTTAGCAACACGGTTGACTAGAACTGCAAGAGCTGCGTGCTCGTCACCAACGTATGTTGCTGTACCACTAACTGCTGCCTGGTTGTAGGTCTCTTCTGTTGCTGCTAGTGAGCGAAGTGAACCGAGAACTTCCTGGTCGATTTCAGCGGTAATTTCTTGTGCTAGGGCAGCCATAATTTCTGCCTCAACATCGATACCGTGCATGGACTGTGCGTCCTGTGCGGCTTCAAATGTCCAGCGAGCCTGTAGCTTACGTGTCTTGGCTTCTACTGGTTGCTTCAAGATTTGGATTGAGATCTGGTTACCACCGTCACCTTCCATAGCTGCTGTTGTACCTGCACGACCTGTTGTGCTTGTTGCACTGGTTGTACCGGAATATGCGGTTGCAATCTTGAATGGGCTTAGTGCTTCATCACCTGCTACTGTGTCTGTATCGAATGGTGAGCTAGCTGTTGATGTAACAGTCTCAGCATAACGAACACGTAGAGTGTGAATCTGGCCAACTGGGCCCTGCATTGGTTGAACACCAACGATTTCGTTGGCGATAACTGTTGGCATAACACGACGGATAACTGGTAGAATAACACGGTTTAGTGTTGCTACGTTACCACTTGATGTTGCGCCAGTGGATGCTGCCTCTGCGAGATACTTCTTAGTATTCTCTAGGACAACTGACATGCTGCTGCGTCGTGAACCTTCTAGACCCTCAAGTAGAGCATCCTTGGTTTCACCCCAACGGCTTTCTAATAGTACGTCTGACATTTATAGTCTCCTCTAGTACCTTACTTCAGGCCTGCCAACTGGCGTAGTTGAACAATATTGCTATCGTCCTTTTCTTCTACAACCGGTTGTGTTTTGATTTCTTTATCTCCTGTTACCTCACGGCTCTCAGAAATTACTTCCTTCTTAGCCTTTGGTGCAGCACCGTCTAATACTGCGGGTAGATAACGATCGAAAGCGGATTCTAATTTACTTGTTTGTACGCTTTCTAGAAGGTCACGCATAATTGCGCCCTTTTCTTTATTGAGCTTGCTGAGCATCTTGTCCATTGTTTCCTTGCGTGTTACGCTTTCTGTAATGGCTTCAACTTCACGCTCTTTGCTCTCAATAATCTGTGCCTTTTCAGCGTTTGCTGCTTGACTTTCAACTAGTTCAGTGTCCTTGGCTTCAAGGGCTGCTTCTAGCTGACGAATTTCTTTGTTTTCGTTGAGATAGCTTGCGCTAAATTCGCTGGCAAATGCCTCAAAGATCTTGCGTCCAAAGGTGTTTTCTTTGGCTGCTTCGATATCCTCTTTAAGTTGAGTTAGTTCTTTTTCTAGATTCTTAGCAACTGACTCTTGAACAATCTTTGCGCTACGCTCAATGAATGACTCTTTGAGTTTAGCAAACTGCTCACGTGCTTCCTTAACTAGGCGTACCTTTGTCTCTACGACATCGTTACGATCTGTCTGGAAGTCCTCAATTTCTTTAGCTAGGTTTTCAATAACAAACTGCTCAAGACGTTCAACAGTAGCGGCCTGTGCACTGCGGTCTTGGTTTAGTTCTTTAATTTCTTCTGATAGCTTTGTAACAAGGAACTTGTCAAAAGTGCTTGATGTTTCTTGCATCTTTGCAACAAACTTGGCACGATCTTCTGAGATTGCTTTCTTTTCAGAAGCGAACTCTTCAATTTCCTTTGTGAGGTTTTCAGTTACCATGCGATCTAAGGCCTCAACCATAACGGATTTGTCGTGCTCATAGCGACGAGCAAATTCCTCACGGAGTTCTGCCCTAACCTCTTCTTTGGTTTCACTTAGCTTTGCTTCCCAGGCTTCCTGGATTTCTTGCTTAGTGTCCTCATTGATGAGGTCGCTATCTAAAAGTGGTTTGATAGCATCTAGCATTATATTCTCCTAGATCTTAAGGTCCTTGATAAGACGAGTTACCTCATCCTTCAAGTATTTTTGTACTTTTTGATTACCATTTGCTTCTCTAGCAATCTCAAGTACATTGTGCCCATTACGCATATTCAAAAGTCCTTCGTAAATCGCTTTAGGATATGCATTTGGTGCACTTGGTTGTGCCACAACATCTACTGTGACAATTTCGAAGTCAGATACGTTACCTGTAGATTCTGCAACGTTGCCGCTGCCTCTACTGCTAACGCCTAACTTAACACCACTTTCCAACATGGTCTTTACTAGAGTACCCATTGGAGTTGGTAATATCTTTAGCTTTCCATAGCCGTTAGGGCCGTCCATCCACATTTCAGTAATCATGTGACTAACACGATCTAAATTAATCTTTAGATCATCGGGGTGATCAACTTCACCAAGCACACTGTTACCTGATGTGATCTGGTCATTGAGCTGCTTAACGGCATTGGAAATTTCAGCGACAGGGTAAACACGCTGGTTTGCGTTCTTTACCCCGCCCTGAATACAAATGCCCTTCATAAAGAGATCCTTACCGTCGTTCGCAGATTCTGTTACTACACGAGCTTGATCGAAAGTAAGGTGTTCCCTAAGGTAGTTCATACGTGTTCTACCTTATGCTTTGCTCATTGTTGCGCCTTTTGGATCGGCTGCATCTGTTTGAACTGTTGCTTTTGGTGCTGCTCCGCCTGACTCTTCGCCTGTTGGATCAACTGCTTTACCGCCCATGTTGTTCTTACCTGCAACTGGGCCGGCGCTGCCGTCACCTTCTTCGCTAGTAACAGGTGCTTTTGCTTTTTCTGCATACTCGCGAACCATTTCCTCAGTCTCTTCAACTGATTCCATTTCTTCTTCTTCTTCGTCTTCGTCAGCGTCGTCGCCCATTTCCATATCCATGTCCATGTCCATTTCGTCGTCCATGTCCATGTCCATTTCTGGGCCTTCTTCTTCGTCGCCGCCCATGATCTTCTCAAATTCTGCTTTGAGTTCGTCAAGTGCGTCTTCTAGGTCAACAACACGATCTTCGATCTCTTCGTCGTCGGCTTCGTCATCTTCTACTGCTAAACCTTGTTCGTCAGCTTCGATGTCGTCGATCATGTCGTCGGCTGCATCTCCGCCTAATTCTTCATCAAAGTCACTTTCTTCGACTGCTTCGTCTTCGGCAACTTCTTCTTCCTCATCAACGGTTTCTTCGTCAATTAGGTTCTCGTAAATTGAACGGCTACGTTCTACTACGATTTCGTGGAAAAGTTCTTGTGCCTTTTCCTCATCTTCTGCAATTAGTAGCTCAATGAGCTGATTAAATTTATCTGACATTTATAGGGCTCCTTCGTTCATAAGGCAAATGTGTAATTTTATTTATATTCTGTGATAGTTTTATGGTTATATGCACTGTTTTTGGCTCAAAAAATTTGATATACGAAATTTAGCCAAAAAAATAGTGTTATTGCGGCGCTACAGGCACACTATATTGTTTTTTAATACCGTCTAGTTCTTTTTTGTATTCTGTAATTTTTACGTCATTGAGCATACGCAAACGGTTAATCTGCTCTAGTGTTAAACGTGTTTTGCGGGTATCTGTCTTTTCGGCAACAGATTTATCATCCTTAGCATTCTTTTCTAAGGTTGTTAAATTACTGTTGGATTCTATTAAACTGTTTAATCTCATAGTATGTTATTTATGTGCCAATGTTCTCAGGCGTACCTGGGATAGGACTCTGAGGAGATCCGGTAATTTCCCCAGGTGCACTAGCACCTTCGCCTTCTGGTGCTTCGACACCTTCTTCGCCACCTTCTTCTGGTATGTCAGGTACGGTAAATGCGTCCAAATCACTTTCAATGCCACCTGGAGTAATACCAACACTACGCATGTTTGGCATTTCTGCATCAGGCTCGTCATTTTCTTCTGCCCACATACGACTATTTTTTGCAATCTCTTCTTCAGTAAGTCCAAGATAACGTTCTAATAAGAAACGCTTACTAAAGTATGGGAACGCTTCGAGTGATGTAAATGTACCAATCTTAGCATTATCTACTTCAGTTTCTCTGAACTTGGCAAAGTTCTGCGGTGGATTAAAGCGTAGTTCAAAACTACTGTTGTCTAGTTCCAAACCTCTCCAACGCAAGAACATTTTGAACTCTCTGTCAAATGTCTTACTAACAAGACGTTGTAGTCTCTTACAATATTCATTAAATCTATACTCTTGAATAAGAGCTGTGCCTACCCTGCCATCGTTATACCCTGTGGCGCCTTCGTCTGGCCCTGTTGGTAGATAGCTGATTGGGATACGCAATCCTCTGAATAGTTTATTGGTGAAGAATTTGAGATCGTCAATCTCGCCTAGGTTTGTACCACCTGGCAGTGTTTCAACTTTTGATCCGCGTCCTTCAGCAGTTTGTGGAAAGAAGTAATCTTCATTTGTGCTAAGTGGATTGTAGGTAGTGTCCATGATGTTTGTGCCACCACCTGTTGTACTTGGAATACGACGCTGATGAATTTCGTTTTTAACACGCTCAACAAAAGCCATAGCCATGTGTGCCGGCATGTCACCAACATCAACATAAAACACTCTACGCTCTGGAGCACGTTGAATACGATAGATAATAATAGCGTCTTCTAGTAGTTCTTTTTGCTTGAAAACTTTGAATACATTTTCAAGGATACTGTTACCAAATGGCCAATTTGTGTCTAAGCCTTCTGTGAGACTAGCATGTACAATGTGTTCTGAGCCAATAGCTTTTTCATTCATAGCATTGTCAAAACGTCCACCTGCCATCGAACCTGCACTTGTGTACACATTGCTAGGCTGAATGTAACCACTTTGCTTGTGATCACCTTGACGATGATAGTCGTCAGCATGTGTGGCTTGTGTAGCAGTTAGATTTTGGAAGTTTGGATTAATGTCTTTGACAACATACTGCTCTGGCTCCTTGCCTTCGCTTTCGTTTACAATAATCTTAGTTACTTTGGTCATGTCAACCCAGAACAGTTCAAACGTCTCTGGATCTCTAATGAACACTTGATCACCATACTTGAGTGTGTTACGGAACATCTTAAACAGTCTTTGATTAAAGTCGTTTAGATTGTTCCAGTTAACCAACTGCTTGGTAATGGTTTCAACTTCATTCTGGCTGGGATCATCATGCCAGTGAATATCCCATCCGGTGTTGTTTTCTTCGTTACCTTGTGTGCAAAACTCTGCAAGGATGTCTAGTGCCGCATTGATTTCGCTGTCAACGTCCATGTTTTCATATTGGCTATAACGCTCAATACGGTTTGGATGTCCAACATAAACCTCAGGCAAATGACTAGCATAGTGCCCATACTTAACGTCACTGCCACTGTCTCTAGGACCTGCGTTAGTCAACGGGCTGTTGTTGACAACCTTAAAATGCTTTTTCCAACTCATAACTTATTATAACACCTTTTTACTATTTACCCTAATTAAGCTGTATTGCGATTTAGTTCTTCTAGCAATTCTGCGATTGAATCACCACTTTTTGTTGTAGCATTGACATTTTCTATCGTACCCATTGCAATATTCATAATTGCTTCTTCAATTTCTGGTTTAAGTGACATTACACTTGGACCAGGTGTTTGTAGTTGTTGGGCCTCTAGCATTGCTGTATCTTCCGATACAGCGCCGCCATATGCTGCTTTTTCTTGTGCAAGTTGATTGGCTACACCTTCTCTAAAGGCGTTAAAATTACCCATTAGATTTGCCATTTGAGTTTCAGTAACAACTGCTTCTCTACCATGCAGCATAGCAAGTGTGCCGCTACCAAAATCTTGAAATAAATTACCACTGCCCATAGTACCATCATTGAATTCTAACAAATTACCAAAGAAATCTTTGATTGATTCAAACCATCCAGGTTCTTGGGTTGTAGTAGCAGTTTTTTCTGGAGTAGTTTTTGTTGCTTCTCCTGCCAAACCTTTTGTAGAATCTAATTGTTTTACAGCATCATTAAACGATCGGACGAATTTTCCAGAGTACTCTGCTGCTTCCTTAGTATATTCTAAAATTCCAACGTTTATGTCTCCAACTAGGGTGCCTATTGGACCGCCAATAAGATCTGTCATTGTTGTACTAAATGCAGTACTGGCGTCTTGAAGGGCTTTTTGCATACTAAGCATGTTTTCAGTAATAGGTCCGCCTGTTTCTGCCATTTTTTTAGTATTTTCTATTACTTTTGCTAGAGCTCCATCTGGACCAAGCTGTGCTGCAAATCTTTGCATGCCTATTACTGAGTCATTAGCTACCTGTCCAAATGTTCCCAAGTTTGTACCTGTTAGTGCAGCGGTACTTGCAATATCAGCCATGCCTGCTCGCTGCTGATCTAGTGCTCCTTTGTCTATGCCTGCTAGGAACGCAGGTAGATCACTCATACTAGCTTGACCTGATTTAACCTGTGCTACAAATTCTTTCATGGGACCTGCAACAGCGCCAAACTGACTTTCTAGCACGCCGCCGGTTTCGCTTACAGCACCGCCAAACTTAAAGTATTCTAATGCCAGCCTGCCCATACCCGGAGCCAAATCATTCATTTTTCCTTCTAACGCTTTCATAGCTTCACGTTGTGTAGTATTTGCTCCCATCAGAGTGGCCTGAAGTACAGCATCTTGGTTTTGCTGTTTGGCTTTTTCACGTTCCTGAGCAAGTGTGGTACCGTTGATCTTAGCAAGTTGACTTTCTAGTACTGCTCGCTGTTGTGTCACTGCTGCAACTCTATCTCCTGAACGTGAAATTTCGTCAAAGCTCATTCCAGCCAGTTGTAAATTTTCAATCGTTTCAGCGGTTCTTGCAGCTTGTTCTTCAAATCCAATACCCATTCTTAACATACTTTTGCCAGCGCCATCGCGAACTTGCTTATTAAGTTGTGCAAACACTCGAGCGCCGGATGCTGTACCACCGCCAAAAAGTGCTACAGAACTAGCACTTTGTTTCAATGCATTGGTTAATTGATCTAACTGTAATCCAGCTGTATTAGCTACATTACGCATATTATCCATGCTGTAACCAAAATCAAATCCTGATTGTGCTGCACTGTTATAAGAATCTACCTGCTTGGCCAGCGCACCACTTAGAACACTGAAGGCAGCAACAGTAGTCCCTCCTACTATTTTTCCAATTGCACCAAATCGGCCAACTGTAGCATTAGCTAATTTTGCAGCAGTGTCAGAAATGTCGCCCATTGCACCTTGCATACTACTAGAGTTTGCAGCAATACCAGCAGCACCTTTTGTTAGGCTGCTAATAAAACCACTAGCATACCTAGCAGACTGCGCCAGCACACCAGATGTGTTTTGCACTGAACTATCTAAACTATCAAATGATTGGTTTAATCTACCGGCAGAACGTGCTGCTTTTCCGGCATTCACATCAAATCGTTGAGCGCCAGCGCCTCCAGCGCCGCCTCCGCCACTATCCATATTCCTTAGTGCGCCGAGAATAGCAGTCAAGGTACTGTCTTGTGCAGCATTATTTGCTACAACTGAGCCTATCCCTGGAATGTCAACTGTTACTGCCAATTTCTAGTCCTAGTTATATACGCATATAAATACTATACACGTAGATATATAACTTATTTACCTTGGAGAAAATGACCTTGAGTACAGAATCCCCTACACCAGAGGAGCTCAGGAGTATGCAAGAAGCTCTAGCTAGAGCACAGGCACAGCCAACACAATCAGGTAATCCTCTTGCAGGCTATATGAGAACACCACAGATATACTTGTCTTTACCAAGCAAAGGCAAGTATTGGAAAGAAGACAGTGTTGACTGGCCCAGCAATGGCGAATTACCAGTGCTAGCTATGAGTACAAGAGATGAACTTGTGCTAAAAAGTCCTGATGCACTAATGAATGGACAAGCTGTGGTCGATGTTATAGAACACTGCATACCTGCTATCAAAGATGCTTGGGAGATTCCAGTATGCGATTTTGACCATATTCTAATAGGTATCAGAATTGCCAGTTACGGCGAACAGATGGAATACACAAGCACTTGTCCGCAGTGCAATGAACTTAATGAGTATGAAATTGATCTACGCATGTTCATTGATATGCCTGTAGATACCAGTGGCTATCAAAACGAAACTGTTTACAAGGATCTTAGATTAAAACTAAAACCTGCTACCTATCGCAGTATTAACGCCAGCAATATGGAAGCATTTGAACAGCAAAGAATGTTTGCAGTAGTCCAAGCCACTGATATGTCAGAAGAAGAAAAACTAAAACGTTTTAACGAAGTTTTTGCTAAGTTGACAGAGCTAAACGTAAAACAGCTAGCAGATGTAATAGAATACGTTACTCTTCCCAATGGCGAAAAAGTAGACAACAGGCTGTATCTAAATGAGTTTATTGAAAACAGCGACAGAACTGTTATAGATGCTGTTCAAAAGCATCAAAATCAAATTAACTCAGGTATGCCAGAAAAAAGCATCCCAACAACTTGCCCTGATTGCAATCACAGCTATAACACACCATTTACGTTTGACCAAGCAAATTTTTTCGAATCCGTCTCTTAACCTTGTCTTCTGACGAGATTGGCAAAATGTTACAAGGTTACGACAACGACATAAGAAGTTTCAAACGTCGTTTACTTGAAGCATGCTGGTATATGAGAGGCGGTATAACGTATGGTGAAATGCTTGAAATGGGTGTTAACGATGTGCCTTTGATAGAAGACATTGTTAAAGACAATCTGGAAGTTACTAAGAAAAGCGGAATGCCTTTCTTTTAAAAATCATCAGCGTCTTTTGTATTTTCATTTGGTAAAAAGTCTTCAGCTTTTAGATTTAGTTTGTTAGCCATATTATGAGGAGATTCTGCTGCATCTCCTTTAACATAGGTAAGCTCTATCTTAGTATATATGTCGAACTTAAAGCCAAGTTCTGTAATTTTATCAATAAATTCAATAAATGCATGTTCTGCATCACTTTGTGTACGTTTATCCATGTGTGTATCTCTTACAAACTTTTTCTAGGTAGACTATTTACACTTTACTTGAGACTACATTATAACTTACTATTTGGTTTTGTCAACCTTAAGTGATGAACTACGTTCATCCAAACACTCACTAACGTTCGTGTTTAATTTTTTCTTTATAACTAATGATTTAATATTTCCCAGAAGTTTCAGTCAGACGGAACCACGTAATGGTCCCGCCTAATCTGGTGACATTTCCCGTCATTATCCAGCATCCGGAAGTAGGTATTTGTAGCACTCCAAGGACTCTGACCTTTTCCCACCTACGTCGACAGATAGCATACGCTATCTCTGTATCCTCGTTCCTAGTTGATACAGTGTTTAGGAGTATTGCCTGCAACTCGCCAGATCCAGCCGTATTTCTACTGCCTCAAGGCGTTGATTCAAAGTTGCTATATTAAGCCTGTTTGTTTGATTCTGTAATAATTTTCTGACTCTTGTGTACACGGACTCGTATATGTCCATTGTACCATTCGTCAGATTCTAGTACACGGTGCCTGAACTGTTCTCTTGCTTCAATGTAACTACACTCTCCCTTGCTGTAACAATAGAAGAGTATTTCACGTTTGAAGTTTTCTTTGCCTAGTAGTTCTATGTCTGCCGTTAAATTGTCTGATGAGCCGTAATAATCGCGCCAGTCTGATTCTACTGTTGAACGTCGTTTATTTTTTCTGCCTTTGAGTGGTGGCCTTGTGCGCCTAAATTGAGCTAGTTTTTTGCCTATGTATTTTTTGCCATTAGTAATATTTGTAATTAAGTAAACGAACCCTACTACATCTTCGGGTATATTCTCAACTGGTTCATCATTGTATAGCCATGTCATGTTTATTATATAGTTCTTGCGTCTGCAACATCAATCTTTTTTGATTTGAATCTCGCTAGTCCACTGTTTTTCAAATGGAGTAGTTGAGTTTCTAATCCCGCACACTCTTTCGCATGGGCCTAAAGGTTTGTCTGTCCAACTGTTTGACACACCTGCGAAGTTATCTGTATGAAGTGCATTGTCTATACGTCTATCTCTTGCAAATACTGTGTTGCCTAAAAAACAACAAGGAAAAAGCTCTCCAGTTGCTGCTAGGTACATACTAGATTCTTTTAGTGCGTAACAGTCAATGCCCGAATAAGATTCTAAAGGTTTTCCGCGTTTGCTAACTTTAGTTCTAAACCAACTAAAGCCTAACTCTTGTGCAAGTTCTTTTGCTTGTTCGACTTGATGCTTGTTATGATCAAATATCAAATAGTCCCAATGGGCACTGCCTCCATTGGCAATAAACGATTTAACATTTTCTATCAGTTTGTCCCAGTCGACTCCTCTCCTATATATATGATTAGTATCAGCTAAACCATCTATACTAAACACTACATAGTCCTGTGGTAAACAAAATATCTCTGCTAGCTGTTTCCACCAAGCAGTGTTTTGTAATGCACCATTAGTGTTCATGCCCAATGTGATATCTTTGTTTTGTGTTCTAAACCAACGGTATATGTCCAATGTGTTTGCACCAGCAGCAGGATCTCCAAAGTTTCCACACATGAACATTTTATCAAGTTGACCAATCTGTTGTAGCGTGAAATGTTCAATTATTTTGTCTATAGTTAAATGTTTAACCTGTCCATTAAACCAAGCAAAATTTTCTCTAGCACACTGACTGCAATGCGCTTGACACACTGTTGTTGATTCTAAATGTAATACCCTTACACTGTCTTGGTTAAACAACTTCTACGTCCGTTTCATAACTGGTGTAACCATTCTCTTTGATTACTTTCATAATATTATTAACACGCCCACCAAGCTCATCCTTGTGACTTACTAACCACACACTCTTGTTGCGATCTCTGCTCATCTTCTTAAGGGCTGCAAGTGCATTTTCAACACCGCTAGCGTCCATGCCACTGTCAACAACTTCGTCAATGAATAGTAGGTTAATTGGATGATATAGGCTTTCCCACACATCACGGAACGCCCAGCTTAGACTTAAAATGAGTCTATTTCGTTCGCCTCTACTGAGATTATCAAAGTCCAAGTCACGGCCTAGTTCCTGTATTTCGACTGTCAAATCATTCATAAAACGAACACTGTGAGGCAATCCCATGCGTCCCAAGTAGTAGGTTAAACGTGCATTAAGGAACTGTAGATTCTGATCTATAATACGTTTACGTATGAAACTGTCCTTGTTGGTTAGCAGTTTTAGTAGGAAGTCCTGATGATCACGTAGTCTAGCAAGTTCGTTGATAGTATCCCAACTTACCTGCTCAATGCCCTGACTTTCCATTTCCTCAATCTGTTCCGCATATGGATCTTCATCTTCTGTACGTTTGGTTAGTTCCTTTTCCAAACTTGCGACAGTTGTACGATGATTGTAAGCATCGTCTATAGTGTCGTAAAATACCTGCGGAGCAACGCCAAGTTCGCCTTCCTGCAATACATCCATATGGTTAGCACGTTGAGTTTCGTTAGCAAGTATCTGCATTGCAGCTTCCTGCTTCTGTTCCTGTTTGCTGGCTAGAATTTCTTCCTGCGTAGTATCATGAATATCCTGCCCACAAGCATGACACTTGTGTTCTTCAAGTAAACTAATTTCTTTATCTAGTTTACCGATAAGTTTATTCTGCTTGTCATTGTCACTATCAATGCTACTAATCCAACGCTCTGCTTCTTCACGCCGTTTCTTTTGTGCATAAAAGTCTTCTAACAGTTTATGATTAGCAAGTTCACTGTCGATGTCAATGTGTGCTAGATCCTCGATGCCAGACTTTAGTTTCTTTACGTCCTCATCACGCTTTGCATGCCAGAGTCGCTGACGTTTCTTAAGACTGTCAATCTGCTCTTCGATACGTTTGTTAGCATCTTCAACTGCTTTGATACGATACTCTTCTTCAGTAATCATATCCTTAGTCTGCTTGCCGAGTTCCTTTAGTTTATCTGCTTTCTCACTTAGTAATGTGATGCCCAGCATTTGCTCAATAATAGTGCGCTGATCATTAGAACTCAAACTAAGGAACGGCTGTGTATAGGTATTAAGAGCAACCAGATGTTTAAACATCTCGTGGCTCATACCTAACAAGCGTTCTATCTCAGTCTGAGTTTCACGGTTTTCACCCTGTTGTTCTTCTGTCTCAATCTCACCAACTGTAAACTTTAATACATTAGGCTTCCGCCCACGTTCAATATGATACTGTTTGCCGTTTAGCTCAAAGTCAACAGTAACTAACATATTTTTACTGTTGGTCTTGTTAATTAAGTTGTCACGCTTGATATTAGTAAGAGCTTGACCGTAGAGAGCATAACTCAGTGCATTGATGATTGTGGTTTTACCCGTGCCATTTCTAGCGCCAGAATCGTCACCTCCTTGATCTAAGTTTTCACCAAGCACAAGAGTTAGGTCTCTACGATCAAAGTCAACGGCCTGGGTTTGGTTGCCCACGCTCATGAAGTTCTTCACTGTGAGAGTATTAAGTTTGAACATTATACCAGTGTCCTAAATCTTTATTAATAAAATCCTCAAGATTCTTTATATTATATTCTAACTGGTGTTTGCTTTTGCTGTCAAGATTAATATTTCTCTTGTAGGCAGTCACATTACTAGGAGCAGTATCTACTAAAACCTCATTTAACCCGACATACTTAGTAATACCATTTACAAACTCTTGGGGATTATACTCTAGGTCGTCATAGAACAAAACTTTAAGTTTTTCACTTTGCCATCGTTTAAGGATTCCTACATAATCTAAAGATTGTGTAATCGACTGAAAATATTCTGCGTCTTCGTTTGTACTGGCATGAAAGTTATACATGCTATTCGCATATGAATAAGGATTCCTTAGTATAATAGTTATATAACTAGCATATTTTTTTATAAATTCAATTTGATCATAATCTAGTGACCATAGGTTGGGATTAAAGTTTAGACTAAAACTATACGCAGAAAAGTATAACTTATAGGTATCCACATTAGACAACAGAGAGACGGCCGGTTCTTTTTCCCCTTGATAATCAATTTGATCAGACTTAATTAAGTTATTATATAGCCACGTAGTACCAGTCTTAGCAGTGCCAAGGTTAACGTAATGGATCATTTAAATATTCTCTTATTGGATGATAATATGATAGGGTAAGATCCCCTTTAAAAAACAATAAATTATGATCAGATGAATGTTCAACATATACTCTAGAGTTATTAGGAATCGATGTCATTAAAATTTTATCATCTTTAATTATCCAAAAATCCTCAAATTGTATCTCCTCTATGGTAATACCATTGTCA